GCGGTGCCCGGCTCGTCCATCATGATCAGCTACAACCAGGCGCTGCCCAGGGTGGACAGGCTTTGCATTGGCCCGGACGGCGGTTTTTCATGGGTAAAGGGCGTGGCGGCCGAATACGGCCCGCGCGAGCCGCAGGTGCCCGGCGGCATTCTCGCATTATGCTCCGTTTACCAGAACTGGCGCGGCGCGCCGGAGGTGGTCAACGATTCCGCCCGCGTGTTCACCTTTTCGCGCATCCTGGCCATTGAGGAGAGGGTCGAATACTGCCTGAACGAGGTGGCCAGAAACCGGCTCGAGATGAATGTGGGAACGCGCGAGGCCGGCAACAGGGTCGGGCTTTTTGTGGACCCGCTGCTGGATGATTCCATGCGCGACCAGGGCATTGTCCAGACTGCCGCCATTGTCGATGGCGCGCTGGTTTTGCCCATTTCGGCCACGGTGCTGGATGTGTCAGCAGACATCGCAACGCCAAAAAGCGTTCCCGCCCTGGTGGAGGCAGGAGTCTCCCAGCTGCTCAAAACTGGCCAGATGAAGGTCAATCCCTACATGGCTTTCGATATCCCGGAAGGCAAGGCCACGATCAGCCCATCCGTTGACCGCTGGACCGAAACCAAAACAACCTGGGCCAGCACGGTTACGAAAACTTTCTACAGTTCCTCAAACCAGACCGTGCGCAAGAATGGCGGAACCACGAGCAATGCCTCCCAGGCTGGCTCAACATCCTCGACCAGTTCGCATACGTCAACCAGCACCAGTTCCTCCACGCAAAATCTGGGCACCAAAACTTCCGCCCTGCAATACCTGCGCTCAATCAATATCAGATTCACGCTGGAAAATTTCGCCCCCGGAGAAATCCTGGATTCCGTCAATTTCGGCGGCGTCATGGTCAGCTTCACTGGCTCAAAGGTGGCCGATGCCAATGGCCGCATCACCGGTTCCTTCACCATCCCGCCAAAAACCCCGGCCGGCGTGAAGCAGATCGAGTTCAAGGGCAAGGCCACCAAGGCCTACGCCACTTTTACAGGGCAGGGCACATTGCAGGTTACGACCCTGCGGCGTGTGCAGAACATCTATCGCCATACCACGACAACCACGACCATCACCACGACGACCTACGTCGCGCCCGTGCGCGTTTACAATCCCGACCCGCTGGCCCAGAGCTTCACCCTGGAAACGGAAGGCCAGCTTGCCGGCGTGGATCTGTGGTTTGCGGCCAGGGGCACGACCAATGCCCAGGTGCAGGTCCGGGAAATGGACAACGGCTTTCCTACAAGCGTGCTGCTTGCCGAAGCCATTGTTCCGCCAGAAAAGCAGATAGTTGGCGGTGGCGGCCATACCCGCGTCATGTTTGACGCGCCCCTGCCTCTGGAAGCCGGAACCGAATACGCAATCGTCATTCTGTGCAACGACGCCACTACATCCCTTTCAATCGCCACGATGGGCAATTTCGATGCCGGCGCGCAGCAGTATGTTACCCAGCAGCCTTATACAGTTGGCCTGATGCTTTCCAGCTCCAATGCCACAACCTGGACGCCGCACCAGGATTCCGACCTGGCTTTCAGGCTGCTGATGGCCAAATATTCCGAAACCGAAACCACAATCGATCTGGGCACAGTGGATCTGCCGGAAGGCACGACCGACATCGTGCTGATGGGCCTGGCCGAACTGCCCAATTCCGGCTGCCGCAGCGAATTTGTGATTGAACTGCCGGACGGCGCAACTTACTACGTGGCTGGCGAGCAGGGCCTGCGTCTGCCAAAGGCCGTTTCCGGAGAGGCCCGCATCCGGGCAAGGCTGTTTGGCAATTCCATTTCAAGCCCTGTCCTCTGGCCGGGAACGCAGATTATCAGCGGCCAGATGGCCTTGACCGCCGATTACTGCACAAGGTCCATTGTTGCCAGGGACGCGGTCAAGGCCGTGCTGGTCTATGACGGCTATGTCCCGTCCGGTTCAAGCGTGAAGGCCCAGATCCAGATCGATTCCGGCGAATGGCAGGATATGCCGCTGGACAAGACCGTCAACCAGGGCGATGGCATTGTCGAATACCGCTACGAGCAGGAACTTTCCGGCGCAAGCCTCGTCAAGGCCAAAATCATCCTTTCCGGCACTCCGCAGGCGCGGCCGGAAGTTTACGACATCCGCTTCATGGCGGTGGAATAGGAGTCGATATGGCAAAACTTGTCCGGGATGAAAAGACTCCAAATCTTGGCCTGCCGCTACCCGATGTCCTGAATGACCAGACTGTTGACTGCCAGCGCATTGCCCAAAGCTTCACACGGCTTGACGAGGCCTACGGGGAAGTACGCCTGAAAACGACAGAGGCCGTTGAAAAGGCCGAAGGGGCTGTTGAGGCAAAAGCTGATGCCGCCCGTGCCCTGGAAGTGTCGGAATCTTCCATAAGCGCGGCCGATACCGCGCTTGCAGCAGCCAGGGAAGCGGCAACACTGTCGGTTGAAGCCAAATCGCAGGCCACCACAGCCAAAACCACGGCCGAAGCGGCAGTGCCCAGGCAGGGCGCGCGCGGGGCATTGGCCGGCTACGAGGTCATCGGCGCTGCCGACAGTCTTGGCGAACCGCCAACAGTTACGATTGAAAGCCCGGATTGCCTCAACCTGGAAACATCCGGCGCATTGACGCTAACCTTTACAGCGGCGGATCCGTCCATGCGGGCGGTGAAAGCCCTGTCACTAACGGCCAGCGAAACCACCACCCTGACCATCGGGGGCGCGGTCTGGCAAAATAACGGCGATGCCCCGGAATGGGGCACGGCCGGCGCGATACTGGTTCTGCTTGCCCATTTTGTGGGCGGCCGCGTTGTTCTTTCCGTGGCAGATAATACGGAGGGCTAAAGGCTGGAATTTGAAAATCGAATAGGGTAAAAGACTTGCCGTGGGGGCCTCCGCAAAGGAGGCAAAACCATGAGACAGTTCCTTAGGGACGTGCTGGTCGCTGTTGCGGCCACCGTGCTTGCGGCTGTGGTGATACGTATGTTGAACCTGTAAAACGCAAGAAGCCCCGGCGGAACTAACCCATTCACCGGGGCCTCTCGCAAGAGTTTCATAAACTCGCGGGGGTTACCCACAACAGGGCGGCAGGTCTTCACAGGGCTTGCCGCCCATCTGTTTTTAGAAATAAGGGCGCGGGCCGAATAAGTCAAGATGGAGAAAGATAATGAAAAAATACCAATACAATGGCAAGGAATATGACAATTTGTGGCTTCTGCGCCGGGATTTCAGGCAGTTCGTTTTCCCGCGCAACCCGGATGACAACGCCCTGGAAAAGCTTGGCATCATCGTGATTGACATCCCCGACCCGCAGCCAGACCCCGAAGAAGCCGCAAGGGCCGAACTGGCCATGAAAATATCGCAAATCGACATGGAAACCAGTTCCGCCATAACCGGCGGCTTCGATTATGAGGTGAATGGCGAGACCTTGCGCTTTTCCTACGATTCCTTCGACCAGCAGAACTTTGCCGACACGGCCAATGCCTGCCTGATGGTCAAATCCGGCCTTCCCGGCCTGCCCCGGTCCGTTACCTGGAACGCCTATCGGGCTGACGGCACCCTTGTGCGGCTGGAACTGACCGCGGACGAGTTTCTGGCCCTTTACGCGGGCGGCGCATTGGCCCACAAGGCTGCCTGCATGGAACATGGCGGCGCGAAAAAAGCGGAATTGCAGGAGGGCTAAACCATGCCCTGCGCATTGCCATACTGGAAGGCCGTGGCCATAGCCCACGACCAGCTTGTCAATGCCTGGCTGCGCGGCTGGCCGGACGAAACCCTGTCCAGCCGGGCTTATCGTTTATCGGCCAGTGGCAAAAAACATTGGCCACGCAAGCTGATTGACACGATCTTTTTCTGGGATCGCGAGGGCGCCAGGCGTCATTGCGAATTGAGCTTTGAAAGCGAATGCAAGCTGAAACAGCTGCCGCCGGAAGCGAGGGGGGAATGATGATCGGGAATAAGGAACTGCTGCTGGCCGGGAATAAATCTT